GAACCCCCCATTGTCGATTTGTTAGCAGAATCACGAAGCCCACCTACTACTCTGTCTGTTGAAATAGACTGGTCGGATGAAGCCCCATTTCCTGATGAGGTGCTGGAGCCTCGCTGTCTTCTATATTGACTCATATCAATCGCCATGTTAATGCCTCTCGTAGGTTAGTAATCTATCTTCTATCTTAGCATCTTTCTGTACAAAATTAAAGTGCTTTGCGAACTTCTGTGCGACGACATCATCTTTACCAATATAAGCCGTCCACTTACGCCCTTTTGTTCTTTTAAAAACCTCTTTAACAAACTGAAATAACATCTTAGGGTTTGTCTTTTCTCTAATAGCAAACGACGGAACTAGCCTGCCGTCTTTCGTCTCTCGAATCCCCCCACGCAATATCGGCTCGCCGTTCTGCCACGCACAAAACTCTGACGCATCATAGCGGTAACGGTGCATCTCATCCCAGTTTAACCACTCGTAATCATACAAAACATAGGGACGCAATACCGTAATCGTTATATCTGTGTAGCCGAGAAATCGAAAAATATCGCTGTAATCGTAAGCGGTAAAGGCTCTTCTATCCATAGCTTTAATACGATTCCCTCCGAGTCCTCACAAGTAATACTTTGTGATTCTGTCGTACCTGTTCTTGGAGTCTTGGCTGTGCCTGTCTCCAAAGTCTTTGTTAAGCTTAGTGTATCCACTGAATACTGCGGATCAGGACGGTCAAACAATGCCTGTGCGTAACAGTACATCGACTCCCAAAAAGAAACCTTGACCTTTTGTATCCGCTTTCTTAATCCCTGTGCCTCTCCTACAGTCGCCCCTACATCAATTGTTTTTAACGTAGACGTGTAAGGCAAGCCAATGGCTACAACACTCGCTTCAAAGGGCAATGTGAAGCCTCCTGAACCGTTTACGGCAACCTCCCCCACAATGCCGTCCGCAATATAAGAACACGTCTCATTTGCTAAATGAGTGGCTCCTGTAAACGTATCGGTAGCTGTGCCGTCATACTTGATGTACAAGTCCGCATATCTCGCACTGATTGCCTTGTCTTCTCCAAAGAAGCTGGCATCGTACTCTCTTGCCATAATGCTAATAAACTTAGTACCGCTACGAGTACCCATAACCCACAATTCGTCAAAGCCTGTCGTGCTGTTTGGCAGTACGCAAAGATTTTCAACGGTAGAGCTGGCGATACCATGCCGTGCTACGGCAATAATCTTCTGCTCTTCGTGGTACGTCATAGAAGCCAATGAGCCGTCATCGAACACAAACCAAATTAAAGGCGTGGGGTTGGACACATAACGCATCCGCCTAACACGCTTGTTAAAAATATGTGACCAATACAAGGTTAAATCTTGTGAGGCATACCCCTTTTTCTCATCCAAGTAAGTAAAGCTATAAACCTGATTCCGTAAACGTGACACACAAATAATGTTGTTCTCTACAATAATCGGGCGAACATCCGCTAATGGGATTGCAGATGACAACGCCATTGAAAAGCTAGACGGTGTTATGGTGTCGATGTTGCTTGAAAACAAGCCCGACTCCGTACCAATAACCAAAGCAGTGTCTGAAACCATAAACTGAATAGAAGAAGCTACCGCACTTGCCAATGTAAAAAATATCGCATTTGTCGTACCCACATTGTCAGCAGACCCCACCTTGCTACTTGGAGCAAAACTGTCTAGCTGATTTAATTGTGAACCCCAACCACTAGACGGCAACTTAGGCGTGTTCGCATACCATAACCTGTTTTGATGATACACCACGTTAGACGGATAGTTGCCTGTATAAAAAGCCCCTAGTCGCCAAATGGTTGTTGTTCCATTATGCCCTGTTTGGTTTGGAGCCGCAGTCCATGTAACCACAGTCGCACTGGTGTACGCTGTAATTGTCCCCCATAACCAAACACCTGTGGAAGGGTTTTCAAAGCGTACAAGCCGTCCTACGTCGTTCGCAGTAAACAGAGAAGCACTTGCCGTCATAGTGTGTGTAGGCGAACTTCCTGAAATGGTCAACGTTGTATCTGTTGTGTTGATGCTCTCATAAGCACCGTCAATAAACGACACCGTTGCAATCGTCCAGTTATTATCCGCTAAGCGTGTCAACTTTCTTGGCTGAAAACTTGGGTGACAAATATAAACTACATCGTTAATCTGCGTCGTCTTGATTGCTTCTACCGTGCTTGTGCCGTAAGGGGTGGTCAATGAATAAGGAGAACCCCCACTCAAAACCGCCCCACTACGGTTGTATACTCTCATTGTTAGATCCCCGAACACCAAGAGTAAAGCTTGTTGGTTATTAAAGACAAACTCAACAAAACGCAAGCCAGTGGTTGAGTCAAAGTAATTAACGGCAGGACGGCGAGTTACTGCCCCACTTACCAATGGATACATATTCTCGCAAGTCTCAACAAAGGTTTCATAAGCCTCAATATCAGAGCGTTGATGATACTTGGGAGATACCTCACCTGACGCAAAGGAAATTTGTTTGCATATTGCCACTATCTAAACCCTCGTCCACTCGGGGCATAAGGGCTATTCGCAAGGTAAGACTGACCGTAAACGTCTTGGTTGACCAGCTTTATATCTTCGTGTACGCCGTCGTGAGAAACACACTTGCCCCAATGCTCCAAGAAATCGGCGTTCATTAACTGTTGCGTTACGCCTGTTGCTGTGACCTTACCGATTAACTGCTTCGCCATATAGTAGGCAAGGGCTGTTCTAAACAAGGCAGATGTTTTATCAATGTCAACTAAGTAGGTGTACTCGGCATAGAGCTTGTCACTACTTTTAACATGGATGCCGTCTGCCCCGATGCGGAACTGAACTTGCCGTCCGTCCGCATCAACAACATCCTTTAATGATAATGCTCCTTGTGGCATCTCTCTAACGCTACTGAACCCAACAAAGGGGGTAACGCCAGTAATTGTCACAAGTTCTGCTACCTTTAGGGCATAATTGAAGTAATGTGAAGATAGCAGATGAGCATAAGACCTGTCGTAGATAATGTTTATATCTCTCGACTGTGAACTGGTTGCGTCCAAATCAAAAATTGGAGGCTGTTTCACTAGCAGTAAAGCTTGGTTACAAACCTCCAATTTAGACATAGGTTAAACTCCTGAAACTAACAGGGATACCTTGATTTTTTTAGCAGTGGTAGGGTTGGCTCCGCCAATGGTTAAAAACAACGTCTCGCCTTCGCCAGCCGTGATGCGGTTACGAGATTCAAGCGTCGCTTGTAAAGACGATGTCCCAGCGGATGCTGTGGACGTAGCCGCTAAGTATTTACCAGCCGTGCCAGCAATACCAATCGCTACAGTAGTCGATGCACCAAGTGCTTCATACGTTACCGTAGAAGCTCCTAGAACAAAGTCGCCACCTTCTAGTGCGATAAGCTCAATCGTATCGTTTTGAACAAGACCAGTCGTCAATACGTCAATGTTATAATGACGTACCTTTGCACGATATTGAGGGTCTAAATCACGAGTTTTAGACTCCTGCTGTTTTCGTGGATCAGATTTAAAGTTTGCCATAATAGGATTCCCTTATTGATTAACTACACTCGACAGTCAACACGGAACGCACACTCTTCACGAACACGCATTACATTGTAATCCATTTCAGAGTAAACTTGAGAGTTGTACTCTTTGGTTTCAATGTTACTGGTCGCATAGTTGCTTACACGTTCGGGGTCGTAGATAAACGCTTCAGGATGCCAAGCGTAAAGCTTCTGAATCGTGTTCGTGCTGACATACGTTTTGATTCCGCTGGAGAAGTAGATAAAACGGATACCACGATACTGACGGATTCGGTTGCCCTCATACTGGAAGAAGTGGCTGTAATCTTTGCTTGAGGTACGAGCATCAGCAAACAACAAGCTTGCTTGTGCTTCAGGCACAATCATAGCCAAGTTAAAACCGTACTCCATTTCAAACTCATCACCCAACAAGTCGTTTACTTCAGCTAAACGCAATAATTCATCAAGTTTTTTCACAGTTAAGCCGATTTGCGTACCACTGTTTCCAAACTCGGGAGCAATAATGTTGCCCGATGCAAAGGTTTTAGTTGTGGTTGCTGACGTACCGTCTGCGTTCAAGATGTCCGTTTGGATAACGTCTTCTTCAAACTTATCCAAAAACACATCGTTACGCTTCTTGTTAAGCTGACGAGCCATAGCTTTAACGTAATGACTTTCAGGCGAAAAGTTGACAGACTTTACTTCGTTTTTGTCAATAGGAATAGCTTTAACTTTCCAAGTGGCACGGTTGAGGCTACGCTTCGAGAACGCAATATCTTGGTACAAGGTATCACCAAAACGAGCAGTTTGTGCAATAGCACCCTCTGATTCACCACCCAAGTTCCAAGTCTTAGATTCGGAACCTAAAGGGACAGGATAAGCCTGCATAAAGGGATTGAAAATGGATTGAGTTTTACCCATGACTTCATGTACGGCAGTGTCAAACGCCACCGTATTCAAAACGGGTAAGTTGTAATTATCTGGCAATGTACTATCTCCCCTACATTATCATCTTCAATTAGCCCTATTGGTATATTAAGGCATTATTGTTTTTTTTGCAAGGGGCTATTTTTGTGCTTTTAATCGCTCTTGCTCATGCTTATTCATAATAGCATCCCACGTTCTTTGTGCTTGCTCATAAAGCGGGTCAGCACGATTTGATAAAGCCTGTCTCAAGGCAGGGAGCCTACTAACTTCATTGTTCCACTCGTCTCTAGCAGTGGTGAACGTTCCTGCTGTCGCTTGACCATTGCCGTCAAAATACTTCGGCTCTGCTAAGTCTTTAGCAACATCATTCAAAAAGCTTAACATCTCTTTATTGGAGCCAAAAGAAGTCAAAATAATGTTCTGTACTTCTTCACTTGCCCGAGTATCAATCAGATTCTTAATGCCCTTCATGTTAGCGTCAAAGTCCGCTCCCCATTCGGCTTCTAAATCCTTACGAGTGGCTTCTGTTTCAGCGACGATTTGCTTTTCAAACAAGGCTTCTTGTTTCTTTACTAAATGTGCTTGAAAGTTAATCAATTCGCTAGCGTGTTGAGCGGTAAATCCTTTTTCTTTAGCAAAGGTTTTAAACTCTTCAAGGAGTTCAGGAGGGGCTTTGTACATATCGTCGATGTCTTCACCATAGGCTTTAGATAAATCGGCATTCTCCCACGCTTTCTCGGCTTCAATTTGAGCCTTAGTGCGACGGTTACGCTTGGCTTTCTCTTCGGATGTTTCCTCTACATCTTTCTCTTCTCCAGCTTCCTCTTCAACTTCACCTTCAATAGGTGGCGTTTCAACAGGAGTAGTTTCTTCTGCTGGTGTTTCAACAACTTGTTCTTCTTTAAGTTCTTCAATCGACATTATAAACGTCCTCCTCATTTACCCATACTTGGGCTTGACTACTATTAAAAAACAAACCAATATCTATGTTTAGAATCTCAATAATCCCAGCAATGACGGACTGCGAGCCTGCACTAAACGCATATTCTGTGGCGGTCTTGCCTGCTACTGGTGGATCAAAAAAAGTGCTTTTATCCAGCAAGTCCATTAAAACAAACTTCCCCTGTTCGGTTCCAAATACTTTCTTGTACGTTTCAATCGTCTTAACCTTGGCTTCTTCAGGCGTTAGCTCTGCACGAAGCTTATTAAGCTGTCCCTTAAACGGATTCATTTCTTGCCCTTTGCTTCTTGCTCTAATTGCCAATCGTAAAAATCATTAAACTCTTTTTCATTTTCAATGTTTGATAAAATCCCCAAAACTAATGCAATGGCTAAAAAAACATAAACCCATTTATTCATTGTTCTTATGGCTTGGATTAGTTTCATTGCTGATTCCCCATAGCTTCTGCACTGGCTAGGCTCTGCTCGGCACTACCTGCGTTCTTGGCAATGTTCGTGGCTTGCTCCATACCTTGAAGCTGTTGTTGCTGTTGTTGCTGTTGAGCCATTGCTTGCTTGATTTGTTCAATATCTTGAGGACTCTTCAATACCCCTGTTGGAATATCGGTGGCAATCGACATATACTGTAAAATGTAATCCGTGTTGATGTACTGCGGAATAGCAGGGTCGATTTGAGCCATACCCATAGCGAGCTGTAAGAATTGCTGAACACCGTCTAAGCTCTGCATCTTTTGTGCTTTAGCTAATGGTGAACGGTATTCAATCTTCACATTCTGTAAATCTTCAGGCGGAGGAGGCATATGCCCCTCTTCTAAAAGAATCGAGATACAACGCTCAATTAACCTATCTAAGTATTCAGGCTCTAAGCGTCCGATTTGTGGGGAGATGTTTGTAATACGAAGCATTTGACGAGTGGAGGATTCGGTGGCAGACATCCGAGCTTGCTTGTCTTCTTGGATCATATCCGCAAAAAATAATTCAGAAATCTTACGTTCCCACATCTCAATAGCATTCAATGAAATGTCAGGGCGAGCTTTGCTGTCTAATACTTTAATCGTGTTTTCAAATGTGCCACCTTGAAGCTTGTCTATGACTGTTACACCGTCAGGGGTAAGGTTAAGCCCACGCCCTGCGATTGAATCCGCAGAGACGAGCAGAGGGGGGTTGGCAAGCTTGTTTACACCTTGAAGGGTATTCTTAACCATGGCAGACATAACCTTTAAATCAGGTATGGCTATCATGGCTTGGCTTCTACCGTAAACTTCGCCCGAGTACACCGTCCAACGTGGAGTCACATACGGCATCGTCGAAAGATACATCTCTTCAAGCATTAAGTCGTTTGTTTTTAAAATGTAACAAGACTTGTACCGCTTTGCTTTGCTGTTATTACTCTTAGGGTTGTACTTATCATTCGGCATCACAATGTGCAAGCACTCAACGGTATTGTCAGGATTGGCTTGAAATTGCTTAAAGGATTGAGCGTCACCTTGAATCGCTTTTTGAAAGCGTCCTTCTAGGCTCCGTAGAGTAGTTGTAAAATGGCGAGCCACTGTGTTAATTTCACCATTAAAGTCAGTAGCGATAAACATTTCTCGCAGAGGTACAGAAATAAAGCGGATGCGTTTTTCAGGATCGGACGCAATGTACATACCAGCGAGTCCATAGGCGGTGTAGTCCGTGAGTAGCTCTAAGCTCTTCTGATAAAAGTTCGTTGAGGAAAACGTAGAGTAAAGGGTCTCTTCTAATAAATCAAGGTACTGGCGAGCCTCGTAGGAGGTGCTGGATGGATTGATAAAGCTGGTCTCTAGGGTAAACCACCGCTGTTCGGCTGGAGCGACTAAACCTTGAAGGGTAGAGGCGAAGCGAATGTTATACTTAACACCAGCTTTAGAGTACACTTCATGGCTACGGTTGCCTTCAGTGATGCGTCCACTGGTAAACCAGCCGTCTCTATCCATAACAAAGCGGTCTATGTCTGAATACAGGTGTTCCATTTTGGAGCGTTCTGTTTTCATGTTTTCAAATCGTTTAAGAATCGTCTGTAATTTAGAATCTTTCATAAACTATTGATAAGCTCCAAGTAGTGTTTTTTTACTGGTAGGCACAGGCTCTTGTGTGGTACTTCCAGCGAACAAAGTATCTTTTAGCAAAGAACTGGTGCGTTGTAAGTAGGCTTTACGTTCAGCTAAGCTTTCTGAATCACTTAACGTTGGTGTTTTTGGTGCTTCTTGGATTTTAGGACTCTTACTCACAAATAAATCTCCCTTTTAATCAAGGTAACTATAATCTACTATAACATTTACGGTGCTAGGTTTCAAGCTTAACTTTTCGTGCTTTTCATTTTCAGCCCACCATACAGCAAAGGATCTTAGTGCATCGGCTCCATGTGAGTATTTATCATGGACTGGCATCTTCTGATAAACCCCTGTATCGGCATCATACTTCCTCTTGTAATTCCGCAAGCACTCAAGCCCTTCACTGGCATTCTCGGAGCAGAAAACCATTCGTGGCAGGAGTAACCTGACTTGCTCTATGCCGTCGAGCAGTGGCGGTTTACGAGCCTTCTTAGAAACGGTATCGGAAAGGTAATGAAAGGTAACGCCATTCTGTTTAGCGATGTCAAACTTGGTGAGTCCTGATTCGTTACACTGTAGGACATCATGCGGTGCGATGTGTTTGTGGACGTTATAAGGTTTACGATTAACCTCATGGCAAATAGTAGGCAATGGTGTTGAAATCCATTCTTGGTAGTCAATGGCGTGAACGATACCTGTTTCAGTATCGACTTGTAGCCACCAAACGGAGGTCGCATCATTAAAGCCGAAATCCCAGCCTGTGTAGGTTTTAAGTCGTGGGTTATACGGCAGTTGTTTTACGTTACCTCTTTCATGGAGTTGATCCAACTGTTGAGCATAATAGGTTCCTGATACAGGGGCGTTAAAGTCGCAGTAGTATTCTTGAAGGATAATCTCTTCAGGGGTTTGTTTTCTATCTCGAATGTTTTGTATATCTTCTTGGCTTATCACAGGCACAACCTTTCCGTCTACGACTTTGCTGGTATCCTCAATAGTAAGTAGCGAAGTAAACCAATGCTTATTCTGTTTTGCTGCTTCGTACAGGTAATACAAGGCGTTTCTTCCCTTTGGCGTTCCGTTTGCTAAAAACCACCCTCCATTTTCAACCAGCACAGGCTCAATAATGGTTTCATACACAGACGGTTTCTT